TGTGCATTGCAATTACGGCAACTGTATGGGTTGAAAACATGGCAAGTGTTTCGCCATCTTCTGCCTTTACTTTAGTTGCTAGGACATACATGGCGAAACCCTTTAGCAATTGATTAGAACTTTTTGCCGCCTTCGGCTTGCCTGTTGGCTAGCTTGTGGTCTGCACGTTGCGCATTATACAACAACTTTTCGGTAAGTGCGCCAGCTAGATCAAGATCCAATCCGCCAGCAAGATCAAAACAACGGATTACGGTATCCGCTAATTCAACCTCTAACATTGAACGATGGGGCAATTTGTCGTCCATCAAATTTTTGCGCGTACCTTCCATCGCTTCTGCGACTTCAGAAACGACAAGCATAAGTTTTTCTGGAATGTTGATCTTGACGGGTTCGCCGATCTTGCTTGCGTAGCTGTCGCCAGTAGCCAGATTTGTCCACCATCCTGAAGTCTGCGCCGCGCCAAAGCAAACCCTTTGCAGTACGGCGGCTGACCCGCTGATGTGATCGGCGATTGAATTGATTGATTGAAAATCGTATTTGACAATCGGCGGCTCGCCGAGCATTTCAATTTGATTCATATATGACATGGTGTTAACCCTTGTGGCACAGCGCCTAGGGTCCGAGCACTGTAGCACGTAAAATTTTCCTCTGCAACAAGAATTTTGATGATACGATGTAGGGCATGACTGACACAAATTTAGATTGGTTACAAGAAACGCGGGCGCTGATAGCCGCTGCGCCGCGTGAGCTAACGCTTACAAAAATCGCAAAGGATTGTGATGTATCTATTGCATGGTTGTCGAAATTCGCTAGCGGACAATTAAAAGATCCTGGCATTCTCAATGTTCAAAAAGTTAACAGATATTTAAAACAATCGGCTAATGTTTGACAATATACCGGATGAGCTAAAAGAGTTCCGGCAATGGGTGATGTGGAAATATGAGAATAGAGACGGCGATAAGCCTACGAAAGTTCCCTATTCGACTTCTAATTATCCTGCGGCGGTTGACAATCCGAATTCCTGGGGAAGTTTTGAACAAGTTAAAAAAGCATTTGAGACAGGTTTGTATTCCGGTATCGGTTTTGTTCTAACGGATAACGATCCGTTTGCATTCATTGATCTTGATGCAACAGATGACGCAGAGCAACAGAAACGCCAGCACACAATATTTCAAGAGTTCAATTCATATGCGGAGCTATCGCCTAGCGGCAATGGTTTGCATATCATCGTGCGCGGTTCCGTAGAACATGGGCGCAAGCGTTCGAAAATAGAAGTCTATTCTAACGAACGATATATGACCATGACAGGCAACGTTTACCGGGCTGGTCCGGTGAATGACTGTCAAGTTTTGTTGGCTGACTTGTGGGAACAATTGGGTAAACCCAAATCGTCTAGCCAGTTCTATCAAGGTCAAAATCCGCAAACGCAAGAGGATGCAGCTATTTTAGAAATGGCTGGCAATGCGGTTAACGGTCCAAAATTTCGCGATCTTTGGACAGGTAATTTTCAACAATACTACGAAACACAATCGCAAGCTGACTTAGCGTTAGTGGATATGCTGGCGTTTTATACGCAGAATGCCGAGCAAATCAAACGGATGTTTCGCACGTCAGCATTGGGTCAACGAAAGAAAGCACAACGAGACAATTACATTGGTTACATGATGAACCAATGTTTCGACAGGATGTTACCGCCTGTCGATATCGAGTTCGGTCGGCAATTGGTAACTGAAGCGATAGCCAAAATGAAGGCTTCGCCCCCACCGTTGCCAACTGTTGGAATGGATATTCCGGCAACTCATGCGCCAACACTTAAGGCTGATTTTGTAGACGAAAGCCCTTATACCGTTCCGCCTGGATTGGTTGGCGAAATGGCGCAGTATATCTATCAGCAATCAGTTAGGCCAGTACCTGAAATTGCGTTAGCCGCTGCTCTAGGGTTGATGGCTGGAATTGTTGGACGATCCTACAATGTATCGTCTACGGGATTGAATCAATACATTCTGGTCCTGGCTCCTACTGGCTACGGTAAAGAGTCTTTACACGGCGGTATTGATCGATTAATGCAATCGATTAAACATGTCGTGCCGTCAGCATCCGAATTTATCGGCCCTGGTGAAATTGCATCGGCACCGGCTCTGCTTAAATATCTGGCTAAATATCCTTCGATCGTTTCTGTTGTCGGTGAGTTCGGCTACAAAATGAAGGAAATGTCTCACGAATCAGCTAGCCCACACATGGAGGCTCTGAAGCGATTATTGCTTGACCTGTATAACAAATCAGGAAACGGCAAAATGATTCAGCCGATGATTTACAGTCAGAAGGAAAACAACACGTCGATTATCTCTGCGCCAACATATACCATGCTGGGTGAATCGACACCGGAGACATATTATTCCAATTTGACAGAGCAAATGATTTCGGACGGTCTATTGCCACGTATGACGGTATTCGAATATCGCGGCAGTATTCCACCATGGAACGAGAATTTCAACGTCTACCCGCCTGCTGTATTGCAGGAACGTCTAGCCCAATGCTGTGCCCAATCGCTCCAATTAAATGCGGCTCATAAATCCGTTGACGTTAATTTCGATGATGAGGCAAAAGAGATATTCACGAAGTTTAGGCTTTACTGCGAACAGAATATGTCGGCCGGTGAACGTAACGTCAAAATGTCGCTATGGAGTCGCGCGCATATGCGTGCAATGAAACTCGCTGCCCTGGTGGCAGTTGGAGTGCATTTCTATGCGCCGATTATCGACAAGTCTTGTGCCAATTGGGCAATCAATATTGTGTTGAATGACACGCGGAATATTCTAAGCCGATTCGATTCGGGTGAGATTGGAATTGCGAATGACGAAAATGACCAGTTTCTAAAGATGATTGAAATTGTTCGTGACTATGTGATTAGTCCGTATTCCAAGCTGGAGAAGTATCGAACGCCAGCGAATATGCATGCTGAAAAGGTGGTGCCTTATTCATATCTTCATAAACGTTTGAACCAGATTGCTTGTTATAAGAAATCCAGAATGGGGACAACTCATGCGATTAAAACAACGATAAAACTTTTGATTGAACGCGGTGATATGCAAGAGGTTTCTAAATCGGACATGGCTAAACGATTTGAATCTACTTCCAACGCCTACATGATTACCAATCTGCGCACATTTGACCTTTAAAATTTACAACGTGTAGCACACAATCAGTACACTCTCTAATTGATGGGAAGACTTAATATAATATTTTTGGGTGGAAATCATGGCTAGCAATATGTATTTAAATACCGGCTACGAAGATATGCCGGATAATTTCGAAGATTCGTTGATCATCACTGACCCGGCTATCCAAACCGCTATGGATAAGCTACGTACCGTGACAGGCGAATTATGGGTTGTGCGTGAAAAAACAGGGTATGGCGGTTTTCTTAAACTTTTCAAAATGAGGCTATATGACCTTTTCGTATTCGAAAGAAAACGGGGACGATACCGACTTGAAACAGTCAGTCAAACAAGTGGTGGATTACATCAATTCATTAACGGTATCATCGCGGCTGAAAGACTTGCTACGGAGTCGAATAGAGCAAGGCTCGGGCGAACCTGATATCGTTTGGAACAAAATCGACAATGCCGGAAACACTATCCGGCATTGCCCTATCTGTGGGCATCGTGCGCAGTGCTATGAGCGCGTTTGGCCCGGTAGACCTACGCTGAAAATATGCCAGTGTGCTAACTTCTGCGTTCCCGGTGAAATCGATTGTTGTCCTATGACAGAAGACAACAACGAATTATATGGAGCAACTATTCGCGAAGCCGTTGATAATTGGCATCGGTGGATTGATGTGTTAGCTACTGAAAAGAACGCGCGGGATTACGGCCATCTTGCCAGATAACCAAGGAACCATCATGAGTAACGTTCACATTGGAATTTTGATTGCAATTGCTGTTGCGATAATCATCGGGCTATCTATTTCGTCAAAGAAAAAAGATCAACCGTCTACACCGACATTTGTAATTCCTGATGATGTTTTGGATATGAACAAACATAAGTTTGTCTATCTGTCAACTGTTCCGTTAGATGGTTTCTGTACCTTTAAATTTGAAGGCGAAGTAACATTTAAGGATTGGTTTTCAAAACCGAATAGCGGCCATATCGCGATAATTACACGATGTGATGCTGAAGTAACAAGCAAGATTTGGGGCGCAGGTTTAGCTATGGGTCGCATTGGTGACGCTACACCAGATGGCAAACCGCGCGCGATGATTGAATCATGGTCGGGCGTTAACCCTAATGATCATTGGATTTATCCCGAAACATCATCGTTTGAACTTGTCGATAATGTACCTATTAAACTTGTCGTTTATACGGTATTTGACAAGAGCGGTAAACGATACTGTCACTATCTGATTTCGCAAAATGGCAACGAATACGATTCGGGCCTGATTCTCGATTTCAATAACGATTATGATCCGACTAAAAATGGATTTGCTATTGCTTACGACAAATGCGACGGCGGAAGCATTGAATTTAAAAACATGCTCTGTAGCCGATTGGAAAATTCGACAGATTCCAACACCTACGCATGGTAAAGAAAAAGCCCCTAGAACTTTTGATTCTAGGGGCTTCGTCCCGCTCGCCAAAGCATCGTCCCGTCAAGGTAGGCACCGGAGGCGTTCAGTATAGCGGGCTACCCTGGCACCAGTCAAGCTCCGTTCGCAGCGCCTGCGCGATCCTGACAAGCTGGTGCTATCCTTTGGCCTGGGGGATAGTGGTCATCAGCCTTCTCCATCGGCATAGCTGTCGGCCGCCATTTCTTCTTCCCACTCTTGTATCGTGAGTGGTTTCACAGGCTGTTCGCGCATCCCAGGCTTGTCGGCGTCTCCTGTTGCTGCTTGACTGGTCTGGGAGGTTGGAAAAATCTGGACAAGATCCTTGCAGTACGCCCAAGCCACGTACTTAGGACCCCAACCCGGCTTGTGCCAATTGCTGTAGGGGCGCTCGCCTCTATCAAGCATCTCCTTTTCGGGGCGACCGATAGTGAAACGGGTTGTCTCTGCGGTGCCACGATGGGTGATGGCCACGCACCAATCAGAGGTGTACTGACCTCCATAGCTGGAGGAATACTCCAACTCTTTCGGAAGCTCTTTTGCGTAGAGACGGAAATTCAGCGGCAGCACGGAGTCTTGTTTCATGATCCTCCCCCTTCGCGGATAGTGGTGGCGCCGGTAAGGTTCATCCAGTGGGCTGTGCGCTGCAAGTAGGCCTTGTGAGTCGTCTCAGCCGGCGTCTCGCCGTCCTTGACGTGGGTTACGAAGCCGCAGCGCAGGCACGTCACCGGCTCAGGTGACTGCGCCTTTAGGATGTTGTCGGCAAACCTGCGATAAGGCCCGATCTTTCGATCTTCCACACCGAAAATGCCGGCGCTGCGAAGCGCGGTAAGTAGCTGTTCGTCGGTCATGGTGCTATCCCCTCGCCCAGCAGGTTGGAAGCCGCTTCAAGGCAGCGATCAGGTTGGTGGTGGTGAGGCTGTTCTGCACCGTGTAGTTCACCAAGCCGTCCGGGGTCGTGCTCTCGGTCACGAGGTCATCGAGCAAGTGACGGGCCTGCTTTTGCAGTGCCAGTGCGTCGTCCCACACTCGATCAAACGAGACGTTTTGACTGACGCCCCACTGGTCTTTCATTTGGGCCGTGACACGCGCGAGGCGGACAACATCGTCTCTGTCACTCTGGCGTTGGCGTTCTGCCGCGCCCGCACGCCGGTCAGCCTCGGCCAGATCCGTGCGGAACTGCGTCAGTTCAGCCACAGCATGATCTTCGACGCGGCGGGCGATAGCCGCTGCGAAGTTCATCAATTGTTGATGGGCGCGAACGCCGCGCGCTGTGCCGGTAACACCGTACGCAAGCGCCAGGTCTGAAACTTCTTCGGGTTTGATTTCAAGCATAGTGCTATACCGTCCCCTCAGGTATACGATTTTGGTTCATTTAATCAATTCAATATTTGAATGTGAGAAAGCCGCGCATTTGGTTGGATAAATCAAGTTGCGCGGCTTTCAGGCCATGTTTAAATTTACGGATGGCGTTTAGCCATCCTGTCTACTTCGCCAATGCATCATAAAAGACCCTCTGTATCTTTTAATGGTTAGTCTTAGCCTTTCGGCAACGATTCCGGTAGGTGGCAAGATTCGCCATTACTTGCCAGCGATGCCACATTGGGCGAACGCTTCGATACCGGATGCCTGACCCCGTACAGGCTTTGGGGAATCTCCATACTAGCGGCTTTCTGGCCGCTTGGCAATCAATCGGCAAAACCTTTGTGAAAACTGCCAGCAACTTGAAAGGCTTGAGAAGCGGTAACGTCAGCATTAGGCATCTTGGAATATTCCACCAATGCAGCCAGCGGGTTTGCTGCACGAATATTTGCCAGCACATGGCCGTTAGCTGCGAAAATTTGGTATAGGTAAGTTGCGGTCATCTTTTCTTCCTGGGACGCGAGTGATGCGCACGACTGATTGCGGATTCGGTCAAGCAAATTCCAGTCGATATCACTGCCGCGAATCGTGGTTTGTTGGATGGTGCTCATTTCATTCTCCGTTTGGTTAATCAGTTGCGATGGAGTAACTATAACCGATCCGACAACCTTTGCAACTACCGTTCGTCGGAAAGTTTAACTTTGACGATTGATCTTTGCGGCCAATTGTTCCGCCATGATGCGCGCGACATCCTGCGAACGTCTATTGGAAATGATTGGATCGTCAAACCAAAAGTCTGCAATCCGATGTTCCAAACGACTAGCCGTATGAATAGCCATAACACAATAAGCGTGCTTGTCTTTCGTCAACCCTGACCTAGCCGCACTGTATCCGTGCGCGATGACTTCTAGCGGCTTCGCGGCAATGTTAGCCTGAAGATTCGAATTATGATCGTGTTTCAGTTCCATGATTTTCCTTTAGGACAGTTGATAATTCAAAGCTTCAATTTTCAACATCAGGATATCGAAAATTGCCGCACGTTGCACCGGGTCTTTCCATTGATCCGGTAGGATTTGATGCGTCACAGAACGGCGCAAACCTGCGAGTTCGAACGTTGCCCACACTGTGATTAATTGGTTCTCCGATAGCTCGATTTGAACGCTGATGCGCCTAGCCCCTGGCACTGTGGCCGCGCAACGATCATAGAACGTTTGGAGTGCTTCTAGGGCTGTTTCGGTTGGCTGTGGGCTAGCTGGTGGTTTGAATCGACTGAACATTATGCAAATCTCACTTGAATATCGTATCCGCCATCAATCAACAGTTGACGCATGAGTGCGCATGCATCCGCCCATGTATGGCGTTCATGTTCAAAGATTGCACCATCTTTCGATATACGATGCGACACAATGTAAGGGCCGCTGTTTGGAATTCTTCCCGGCATTGTTTATCCTTTCAGGCTTTTAGCCCATGCGTCAAACGTCATTGGTTGAATAACACAACGTTCGCAGGTTGTCACGTATCCGCAATAAACCGCGTGAGTATACGCCGACAATCCGTTTTTGTAGCCGTTGACAACTGCGTAATCGTATTGTTTGCGGAGTGGTTCGCCACAATCGCCACGATACGAAATCAAAGCTTCGTCAATCAAACCCTCTTCGCCGACAAGATAGTCGTATGCGGTATTGACGCTTGCGCCAGTTGCTGCGATGAATGCGTCAATCTTGAAGTTTTCCATTTCGTTTACTCCGTTGTGTTGTCGATGAATGAATTATGCGCCAACTTATCCGACAACACAAGCGATAAATTTAATTCCGACTAACTGTTAGGGTTAAACGTTGCGTTTTCCACAATATCAGCCGCTGAAAGCCATGCAAAAGATTTTGCGCGTTGTTCGGCAATATCTACCTGAGTAGCTCCGATATTGAGCAATCGATTAGATTCAAAGTTGGCTTGGATAGCCTTGCTTTTGAAAAATTCGGCAAGCTCTGCGGTATCTTTGAATTCGTATTTCATGATTCAAACAAGGGGCTTTCGCCCCCTGGTCCATTTATGCAGCCAAGAGAAGATCCATTGCTTCAGACTTCAGCGCATCGCCTTTGCCGAACCATGCAGAGTCGATACGGGCATCTTGCGTACCTGCGCGGGCATGGTGGTCTACGTGCTCGGTAACTGCGTTCAGCAGGCCCCATGCGGTCCCCTTGACGCCTAGCAGGGTGCCACCCATGGCGCTACCTTGAAACAGACTCATGATTGATTTGAAGCCTGCTGAATTTTCGACGTTTTGCATGTTCGTCTTAGACTTCAGTAACCGGGCCAGAAACTTACCGGCTTCGATATCGTCAACGCTGACTTTTGACAGTGCGCGGGCATTGTCGATAAATTGCTTGAAACCATCCTGAGCAATGCCAAGTTGCGCCTTGACATCCTTTGCATCAAAGATCGAACGATGCGATACGGAAACTTTCTTGCCGTTTTCCTTCAATGCGATTTTCAGAGTGTACTTGCGTTGCATATCGCACCAGTAGTCATACGCTTTCATGCCGCGTGATGTCAACATGCCGAAGCCGTTGACTTCAAAGCCTAGATTGTTTGTTTTCATTCTGGATAAGCCTCTAGAAATTTCTTTTTGTTTGAATAATAAACAACACAATCGCGTTTGTTATTCGTCATAAGAAACACTTCAATTACACCAGTTTTGCGAAACAAAACACGTTTGTGTCCGAAATCGATATAAGGGACTCTACATTCCCCATACTCGCAATCGCTCATGATTTCGCGAACCGTTGCGGCTTGTAAGCAATTTAAAGTTGTCATGATGCAATCCCATAAGCTTCGCAGAAGCGCTCTAGGTTATGGTGACGTTCCCACAAATCAGAATAGTCCTGTTGGATCGTGACCCCTAACGATGCGCGCCAAGAGGCTTTGACGGCATTCGGCAACGTATGGCCCATGTAATCCGAGCCGTTGCGCTGGCATGCCTTCACATCATCGCGGAATTTCTCCGCTTGTTCTTTGGTGAGTTCGCGTGTCATGATTCCCTTTCAGAGTTTGCAAACTTCTGCAATCATTTCCATTGTTCCGCTAGTATTCAAAACGTCTTTTACTCGTTGGGTCATTGGCTTAAACGGATAACGCTTTGCCCATAGCCTACGTTCAGTAGTTGCTTTACCGCGTGCCGCAATTTCAATTGCAACTTCAATCGGTTCGCCATCATCGGTTAGATCGATGCGATATGTTTTCCAATCGTTGTTAATGCGGATGGTTTTCATTTGTCACTTTCGGTTGTTTGCTTCGGTGAATGAATTATGCGACAATCGAAACGACAATGCAAGCGACAATTTTAATTGTTGATCTTTTTAGTCAACTATTCATCGTGCCATCGCCATTCCGATTTTAACAAACGCTATGAAACCGTGTGCAACAAGTGACAGTGCAGATAGCATACAAACAATTCCGCATGCAACTTCGGTAAATCCATCTGTGCTATCTGCGCATAGTGCGGCAAAGAACGCCACTATTGCCGACAACATGATTGCACAAAATAGGTAGTCTGGCGCAATCATGGCCGCACCATCACAGTAAATTCATCATCCTCCAAGATCCGCCAGCGACGCATATTGCGCTGTTCGGTTTCGTCCCCTTCTGCGTATTCCTCTTGCGATACGCCAAAGCGAGACAACGCGGCAAGCCTTGCGTTAGCTTCGCTCGATTCGTCAACGTGCCCAATGCAACGATTTGATTTATAAACTGCGTAGTGTGTCATTTCGTACCTTTCATTTCCATTTTGATTTGCTTATCAACTTCTAAGCATACATCATATGCCTTTGCAAGTCTAGCCTTTTGATCATCCGTCAGCTTAATTGAATGATAAATATAGGATGTTCTGCCAAGTAATTCGTTAAGATTGCTCCGCAGTCTATTGACTGTGCCGAGTGCTTGAAATCGCTTTCGTTGCACTACCTGCTTTTCGCTGGGTGGCAGGGTCGCCCATCGCTTTTTCTGTGCGATTGATTGTAGTTTACTCATAGGATATCGTTTGCGACTTTGTCGTAAGCTTTCTTAGCATCTTGATACTCTTGTCGAATATCTCGCCATTCTTGCTCAGTCAATCTTTCGTCTGAATATAGTTGTCTTGCTTCATAGAATTTAATTCGTGCTACTTTCAACTCTTTTTCGGCAACGATGAAATCTGGCTCATTCGTATTGTGTACCATCTTTAGCTTTCATTGTTTGTTCAGCTAGTTCATTCAATTTGATAGAAACCCAAAGTTGTGCAACGTGCAAATCTTTTTCATCGGAATCTGATGCTAACGGTTAATTTGGAAATAAAGAATTCCAATCCGCATGATCGATCATAGCTGATGCATATTGTAATGCGACAACTCTAAGCTTTCTTTGGCGTTTGGATATTTTCATATCACGGCATTTCATCCGTTCGAATGACAATAGGCAAATAGCCTCCCCATGACTGCATGCGATATGCAATACCTAGGCCGATTACTTTTAACAAATCATCAATGAATCGTTCGCGTTCTATTTCGTCAAGATGTTCGAATTTCGTCAGCTTATCACCGGTTTCGAGTTTGGGGATTGCCATGTATGGCGATGGTTGTGGCATTTCAATTTCCTTTGATGTGACGCGGTATCAATTCTGTCCTGTTCCCATTGCTGCGCGCATTGAAGGTGCCGCTATGGGGCGCGAAAGGCTTTAAGCCTACCCTGTGGCAGTGTGGGCAGTCAAATAGACCATCTGGCCCGATCCTGGCCCGCGTGAGCGCGATTTCTTGGAGGCTCATAGGACATTCCCTAGACTTGCCGCCACCGCGCGCGCCAAAGTAAGCCTTTTCAATCATGGCAACACCCAATGCATCAGACATCCGCCAATGATTCCGACAATGATAGCAATTTCAAGCATGATTGATTTCTCCGGTTAAAGAATCGACAATGATATGTCCTTTTACATCCAAACGCAATCCATCATTGTTGTATTCGCCAGCAATCAATCTATCTTCACTCCATAGCTCCCAACCGCCCACACGTGTGCATGTGATCTTGATATTGAAGGGTAAATCAGATATTGAAGTTCGCGGAGTCAATCGCGTTTCAATGTGCAAATCGTGATAGCTTGGCTTTGCTGGTTCAGGCATCGATTCAAGCTTAGCCGCCAGTTTAAGCCAAGCTGCCTCTTTGTTAGCGTGGTCGCTTCTGTTGTCAGAACATTGTTCAAATTCACCGGTTGGCATATGTATCACTCTTACGCCAATCTTTGTAGATGTCCAATTCCTTTCGGCAACGTATGTGCTAACACTAAAGTCTTTATCTTTGAATATCATGGTTTTCCTTTTGATGTGATCACATGTTATCCGATGTGACCAATGTGATCAAGTTATATCCATATCGGGAGTAGGGAGATGTAAAATATATGGGGCAACTTCATCGCTGTTTTCCTTTGAAATCAACGCTATATATCAAAAGAGTGATGTATATGGAGTGGCTCCCTTAGACCCCCTCTCTGGTCACTGGTCACGTTATCTGTTATGCTTTTAGGGTCGAAAACAGGTAGGGAGGTGCTGGTCACTGGTCACTGTTACTAGTTACTATTATATATATATATATATATATATTATTATTTATATATATTTCCTTTAAAATCAACAACTTAGGCGATGTAGCCGCCGATGAACTCCACTTTTACCCCGAACTACTATGAACTACCCAATTTTTGAATCGTCAGACAAAGCCAAAGCATTGATGGAAGGGCGCGCGATGAAACAAGCCGCCAACCTGCCGAACCTTGAAACGCTTACTGTGGGAACATCATACGAAGTACAATTCATGTCAGAAGACAAAACAGCTAGAAAGCGTCAGTTGACATCCTTGCGCATGGCTATCTCACGATTGAACGCAAAGAACGAAGATAAACAATACGCTGTAATTTCGCATGGCCATGCAATTGAATTAGCGAGAATCAAATGACAATTCACACGTTTAATTTTAAAATTGTCCCTTGCAGTAAATGGGCCAATTTTCGAATCATCAAAGGTAAGCCCGGTGTTGTCGTCTATCACGGGACGGCTTTACCGTTTGCTCGCATGTTGATAGGCGAAGCTTTCTTTGTACCGTTTGACGAATACACGGAATACGAACGCTGGCACATAGACCATGCAGTATGGAGGCTAAACACAAAACTTGAAAAGGATAAGCACTACGGAAAATTTCTTAGATTGAAACATCGGCTACCTGTTAAAACTATTGAAATTGCGAGGATTAGATAATGAACCCTGACATACTCAAACGCTTATGGCATACATGCGCCACAACAAAAGCGTTCGGCTTGGAATTCAATAATCGAGATACGCTAACGAATATCTTGACGATTGATACGATGAATCAATCAATGCATATGCCTGCGGAGATTTGGCGTTCAGGGTCGCGACCGCCGTTTGTGGGCTGGTGGAAAACGCGACGGCTTAACTGCTTAGACTGTTGGCGTTTCTGGAATGGAGATTTTTGGTCTGCTGGTTGCGTAGATCATATGCCGGCTGGATATGCGGCTAGACAAGGCGAAACACGTATAGGGACTATAGTAACAACGTCACCAAACGGAATCATTTACGATATGTCATGGTGCTGGTCCTGGCCCAATAACTGCCGCGTGCCACGTATCGAACCATTGGCATTCGAAATCATCAAACGCAAATTGCCGCAGTTTGAAGACTGGACGATTAATCAATTCTTGGAAAGGATCGCAAAATGAACGAACTATCAGCAATCGATAAGGCAAAGAACGAAGTAATCAAACAAGCGGCTCAGATGGTTAATGCTATCGGTACGCAACGATTTAACGATACTTCTAAGCAATTGATTGGCGCATACATTGCGCTATCGGATGCATTCGACAAGCTTAAGGTCGAGCAAGATGCTGTGCAGGATGCGCTAGCCGCGCGTGGTGCTACCCCTGTAGTCCCTGCATGGATGCCAACGCCGGCCGCGACCTATCCTGGCCCGCCTGCGCCCGCCATGCCTATGCCGGGTCAGCCTGTCATGCAGGGGCCTGTAGCCGTTGGCATGCCGCCTACTATGCCGCCCCCTGCCAAGTCATACGCAGGCGGGACAGATGATCAAGCACGTAAGCGGTACGCTGCTTTGCGGATGCAAGGGATTCATTTGATTGCAGGAACGGATAGGGTTATTACATCGATTAGCGGCAACGAACTTGATAAGTATGCCGATGAATTGATCGAAAAATATCGGATCAATTGACGAATCTTTCCGACGAACGGTAGGCACGATGGTAAAAAGTGAACTAGAATAGATCCATCGTATCAACAACCGGAGTAAACAAAATGGCTACCAAAGTTCAAACTCAATGCATCGCAATCGCAATCAAGGCTAATAAGTTGGAACTTGCTTGCTACTTGGCTTTGTGCTCTAGCGTAGAACGTCAGTATGCAAACATTGACAATGCTTACGGTTTGGTTAAGTCGGCTGTTACTCCGGCTCAATGGTCCGGTTATCTGTCTAGCCTGACGAAGCAAGGCAAATACATTCCATGTTCTGACTCTGATTATCGCGGTCATTGGGGCGAAGTGGTTTAATCAATCGGGGCTTCGGCCCCATTTCTATAGGAGTTATCATGATCGATAGAGAAATGGCTATTGTTTGGTATCAAGCTGAAGCTATGCGCATGTACGCATGGGCACGTAAGTACATGGATGCCAAACAGACGTATTTGGCGAAGTATTATCAACAGCATGCCGCAGAGTATGCCGCAGAAGCACGCCGACGCATGGGGGTCAAATGATAAACCGCATGGAAGCCGCGACAATTTTTCAATTGGCACATACTCTTAAGACATCGTATAGTGAGTATCGATTCATTCATGCGAACGGAGTAGGCACGTTGTATAAGGACATTGCAACGGATGCATACAACAAAGCTAGCAAAGAATTTGACGAATATGTTAACTCGTTGATTAAAAGGGATTGATCATGAAAACCGTTCACACTGCAATAATCAATGATATCGATGAGCATCGCCGACAGCTTATCCTAGAAGCTGGAATTGATGATTTGCCGATTTATGCTGTAATGATCGCAACAGTTGCCGAATACCATCGCGCACGCAACGGCATATTGAATCTCAATGAATCAGTGCCGAAAGAAACGGTACGTAGAGCAACTGAACGCATGCATAAAGCAACACGAGAATTGAACAATCTTGCTCAGGCTTGTATTACGATTGAAGATAGGAAGGATTGATGATAGAATTCAATCTTCATTAACGAAAGGTGAACAATGATAGAACTTGCAAAGGTCACGAAACGCGGAGTAGTGATCGGAAAGAAATACAAAGGTAAAACTGGCGAAATCCGCGATAGCCGAACCGGATCGTTTTACGAAGTTCATCCTGAAGTGACAGACTTCCATGCACGTCTACAGCGCGGGCTACTGGCTGATAAGCTGCCTCAATACGTTCAATACGAAACATTCTGGCGAAAGTTCTTGCGTAAATTCCGCAACCCGGACACACTCCCAAAGCTTCGCAAAATTTGGGGGTTCATGTGAATTGCAAACAAGGCGACAACGCATTGGTTGTCTATGCATTCAAGCATGATGCACACTATGACGAATTGCTTGGAAAACCAATCAAATGCATGAATGTTCAAACGGTGGTGTATCTTGGCTATGAACAGCTAGGTCCGTTCACAATTTCGAGATACCGTAGCGCTCCGATGTGGCCGTTACCTGAACCGCATACGTGCAAATGCGGATGTATTCTCGACTATGTCCCTGACGAAATGTTGCAACCATTACCGGAAGTAGATGACGATGCCCAAACGCACGAAGACAAGACTAAAGAACTCGATACAGTCATTTGACCCTATCAAGGGTCAGATAGAGGCACTGGTGCGAGCTAATCAAACGCAGTATCAAATGATACTGGCGATGCAACAATGGGGGCAAAACGTTGGCGGCGCATTGAACGATCTTCGCGGCGCAGTGTCGGCGCTGATAAAAGCGCAACAGGACCACAGCGGCGCGCATGATGCATCTACAAAATTAGCGCATATGCAAAAAGATTTGAATCAACAAACAGGCGATTTGATCATGGATCATGCCGCGCGGATTCAGGCGCTAGAACAAGTGATCGAAAACAATCAACGAAGGATTCATTAATGAAATCATTTACGGATAAAGAACGGGATGCGATTTACGGATTTATTAGTCAGACTGTCGCATATCGAGTGACTGACACGGAAGTTAATCAATTGGTTAATGAATTGATTAGCCGTATCAATGAAGCCGAAGGTGAAAACGGTAATCTGCTATTCGAATTCCCTAGCCCACTAGATAATCAACACATTAGCGTCTTTCCAGACGCAAAACGGCCCGGCAAGATTTCGTGTATTGTGTCAAACATACCGAAGAATTCAGGCCGGTTTATTGACGGTGACAGGAGTAATCCGCAATGATGAATCCTCTATTCTATAAAGAAACAGAAAATTTCAATGTTGAAATCTGTAAGTTGTTCATTCCAGATTTCGATAAACGCCATATTAGCAAAGTTGTTTTGAGGTTGGAAGCCGGTCAACCTCCAATGATTGACATTACCGAATATCTGCAACGTCCTGGCGATTTCGGTGCGGCAACACTCAGAACGTTTGAACTCAAGGAAATCAAATGACAACGAATGTAGATCAATATTTCGTATTCGAACATCTGCCGGCACCATTGCAAGCCATTAGCAAACCAATTGCCGTATTGGCTAGCCAAATGAATGCGATGCTGCCAGACGGACCCGAAAAGAGTGCAGGAATGCGCAAATTGTTGGAAGCAAAGGATTGCTTTGTTCGTTGTGGTGTGGTTCAATCACCTATCAGCGAAAGAAATCCAATCGCTCCAATCAACGTTAAACGGGAAGGTTAATCCATCATGACACGCACACTACGGTTCGCAACGTTCTTTGTATTCGTCGCATTGCTTGCTGTAGTGCTGACTGGATGCGGTAAGAAAGATGAAATAAGCCCACAAGACGCACAATTCAAAGCTATGGAAATGGTTAGGGCTAAATGGGTAGGGGCGCCAGTTAAGCTATCAGAAGAATATTCGCAGGTTCTGGACTATCCGCCCGGTGTCAAAACCGTATGCGGACACTATCTGGTTAACGGCAAATCTCGATTCTTTTTTGCCGTTGCATACTTTGAATTTGAAAAAGGTATGACTCCGTATTACTTAGATCAAGCTGGTGGACATCCTGAAATGTTTTGTCAGAAAGGTAACGTTGTCGCATGGACGAAGTAGACGAAGCCAATGACTATATCGAGAAAACTATTGCGGCAACGCTCGCTAAGATTAGAGAAAATCAAGCCGCAATTCAAGGAGTTAGTGAGGGTGAATGTAAGTCGTGCGGCGAAGAATTTGCAAGACTTGTATTCGGTAAATGCGGTTTCTGCCGGGACGGTAGGAGAAAGCCAAACGATGCCTAAATACATCATCGAAATCGAACGCATGCCCTCTAACTTCTGGACATGGCGAATCAAATACAATAGCAATAAGAGAGTGATTTGCGAATGTCCTACTAAGTTTTCAAGCGCGTTAGAAGCTTTTGCACACGTTACGGATTTTTCATTTCATATGAAAGATTTGAACTGGAAGATTGAGTATAAAGAATGAACCCCGAACAATACGCCAAGACTTCGGAGCATTCGCACCAAGTCGCTCTATTCATTTGGGCGCAACAAAATCAACAAATTTATCCCGAATTGAAATGGATGCATGCTATCCATAATCAAGGCCATGGCGATAAGGTACGCGGAGGCAAAGCGAAAGCCGAAGGCGTAAGGGCTGGCGTATTCGATGTGTTTGTACCGGCAGCACGCGGCATCTATCATGGTCTATACATCGAAATGAAGGCACCGGGTAAGATAAAAGATACTTCAGCAGTACAAGACGAATTTCGAGCGTTTGCTGATGAACAACACTACGCTACCTGCGTATGTGATAGCTGGTGGCTGGCTCGCGATAGGGTTATTGAATACATGGGGTTGCTATGAAATTAACAATTGAAGATTTTATTGTTATCGCATTTCTTCTATTAATGTGTACCGTTTTGGTTGTCACATTGAAACGTGACCATGACTTCAAAGTCGAGTGTGAACGCAAAGGCGGTAAATATGGGGAGATTGAATCTCGCCGCGCGTGTATCGATCCGAAGGCGGTAATCAAATGATTGAATGGTTCAGCACGCATGCATTCCTGTCTGTCGTTGCATTCTGCCTGATTGCTTGGCTTGCACTAGAGGGTTTGCTTGCCCTGGCGGAATCTGGTCGCACGGACATCTGTGGGCAATGCTGGGGCAATGGCACGATTCCAAACATCAATGGAGCGTTTGACGATGAAATCGTATGCCCAAAGTGCAACGGTAAGAAATTTGTCTGAAATCCTTTGACGGATAGAAAAACAGTGTTATAGTCTGCACATCGGTTAACGAATACCGATACCAAACCAAACTTTTAAAGGATTGAAAATGGCTAAGTCTCCGAAGCGTTCCGCATCCGTCGCTGCTACCGTTGCTGCAATCACTCTGGCAATGGTTGCCGAAGCTGGCGATACTGGTATGCAAGTTCCGCAAGAAACCTCTAACGAATGGCTCCAAAAGGGTTTCGTTGAAGTTAACCCCGCTGTAGTGTCGCCCGAAGGCATTGCAACCCGTATCACTCCCGCTGGTCGCGAATATCTCGCGAATCTGGCACAAGGAACCCAAATGAATGCCACCCCCTCAGATCCACAACCCGATACCGCATCTACTGCACAAACCCAAGTTGAACAAGGTTCGGTGTCCTACGAACTCGAAACCGGCATTGAAATCACGAAGTCCAAGCGTGGTGGCCGTACCGAAGTGTACCCATTCGAAAAGATGGAAATCGGTCATTCGTTCTTCGTTGCAAAGGATATCAAGACGCTTGCCAGCACGGTTACCAGTGCTAAGGAACGTGCTGGTTTCGTTGAAGACACCACGAAGCCGCAAGTCAAGCGCCGGAATGGTCAGATGGGCTATCCGAAGATCTACAACAAGATTTTCGAAGCTCGCGCCGCAGAAAAGAACGGTGTCAAGGGCACGCGTATTTTCCGCACGAAGTAAATCGGATTGATTCCAAACACGGTGTAGGCCGTGTCTTAGACGCCTGTAGGTTAAAAGCCTACAGGCGTTTTGCTTTTTGGCTGATAATCGCGCCCATCGAAGAAAGGTAAGGTGCGCGGATGCCAACAACTGATAGCGAATTGGGAAAGATCATGGATGCAAAAATCGCTCAAGCTATCCCGCGTCCTCAACATATCATTAATCCGAAAATCTCTTTGGAATGGTTGATCGGCGCTGTTATCGCCATCCTCATTCCTGCCGCTGCTGTCTACTACAAAGTAGACACGTTAACAAGTGCGGTTCAAAAAAGCGATTCGAAAGCTGATGAGCGAGACAAAGTCATTCAGCAAATTGCATCGGATATTCAGGTGCAAAAGGTTGTGATTCAAAATCAACAGAATCAATACCAAACGGTTACGCAATCTGTTGATATATTGCGTAATCAAGTTGAAGAATTAAGACGCAATCAACGATGGATGCCTAAATGACAATTCCCGCCTGGATTCGCAAATGGTTCGGTATCCGCATCCGTCTGGTGGCCTACGCGCGCGAGTGGTGGCGGTTGTGGAGCATCCGGCTAGGTGCGGTAGGGGTGACCCTGGCCGGGTGGCTTGTCGCATCGCCTGACGCGGCCCTGAGCGTTTGGGCGAGCCTTCCCGCTGAAATGCGCGGCTTCATTCCATCTGAGTACATGCCGTTTATCGGATTGGCTATCGCAGTGCTTGGCCTTTTTGCTCGATTAGTCAAACAGGAAAAGGTTACCAATGGCACGACTCAAGACGATCAGCCCAAACCTTAACGCATTTCTAGACACGTTGGCATGGTGTGAAGGTACTAGCACCAGTCCGCGAACGCAAAACGATGGCTACGATGTAATCGTTACTGGAGTAGATGGTCCCGAAATCTTTACTGATTATTCGGATCATCCATTTACCAAACGTGCGCCTAAGATAATCAATAGCAAGGGGTTGCTTTCTTCGGCTAGTGGTAGATATCAGATTATGCGGAAAGACTGGCCGCATTACAAAGCGAAACTTGGCTTGCCTGATTTCTCGCCTATCAGTCAAGACTTTTACGCAATCAATTTATTGCAGGAATGCAATGCGATTAGCCCGATTGAAAAAGGGCTAATTGAATTGGCAATCGTGCGATGCCGCCATCTGTGGGCATCATTACCCGGTGCTAATTACGCAGATCAAAACATGCGTAAGTTATCGGATGTTCTTTCAATCTATGTCGCAAAAGGTGGCGTATGCTCTCCCTCTCCGCAATCCTCGGGATTATCGGTGCCGCCATCGTCGGTATCTTCGGTGCCTATTTTGGAGGAAAAGCCAAAGCCAAATCAGCCGCAAGAGTCGAGCAAGTCGGAATCGATGCTGCAAGGGTTGTTCAAAGCAATAATGCAGCTACTGAAGCCCAAGTCAAAGCCGTAAAGAAAGCAAGCGATGAAACAGCTAAAGTATCTGCTAGTAGTTCCAATGATGTGGCTAGCGAGTTGCGCAACAACTGGACCCGTGATTGAAACAAAGGTTATTGATACTGCTTGCGATTGGGTGAAACCAATTTACGTAAGCAGATCAGACAATATAACCGAAGGGACAGCGCGGCAAATCCTGGCTCATAATCGAAGCACAGTAGCCGCATGCCCTGTCAAGTGATATAGTCCCGCCTTATGGAAGGCACAGACGAACAAAAAGCCGCTTATGCGGCTTTACTTTTTGAAGCGGGCATTAAGCCGAATGCGGCTTTTGAAGCCGCTTGCAAGCTGTTTCCGTCTGATATTGGCATTGCGCTTTATGTGTCGCAATACTGGCCTATAGACCCTTTCGTTAAATCGAAAATCGCGGAGTATCGGGACACAAACCCGGACGGAGCATTGCCGAAACGGCATGTAGTGGCGCAAGAGGCATACGCCATTTACTTAGACACAACAGTATCGACTAAAGAACGAATCAACGCATTGAAGCTCTACAGTCAGATTATGGGTTATCTGACTGGCGAAGATACTGGCGGGAAAGATCGGTTGCCATATCCGCAACCGGTTTATAAAGTCGTTAGCCAATGATCATTGCGCCGCAATATCTCAATTTAGAGCTAACGGAAGTAGCCAGCGAATTCACAGAGATATTCCCGGCTTACGAAGAGTTTCTTCAGCCGGCTCGATTCAAGGTCGCATACGGTGGCCGGGGTTCTGCCAAGACGCGAACTTTTGTATCTATTCTATTGAATAACGTGATGTATCACGGCTGGCGTGTCGCCTGTTTCCGTGAAATCATGAAATCGATTGAAGACTCTGTTTATCAAGAGTTTGTCGACGAAATTTATAGAAAGAATTTACAAGGGTTTTTCAAGATCATTAAGAATTCTATTGTCTGCTCTATCAGTGGTGGAATTATTAAATTCGATGGTCTATTGCGCAATCAGCAAAAGCTTAAAGGTTATGCTGGTTTTCATTGCGCATGGGTAGAAGAAGCTGAAAACGTTTCGGCTGACTCTTGGAAATACTTAATTCCGACGTTGCGACTAGGCGGCTCTGAGATTTGGGTTTCGTTTAACCCTGACGATGCATTGTCAGCTACCTATCAAATGTTTGTAGCGAATCGGCGCTATCCTGATTATGTAGACGGTAAACGTTATTGCATCGTTAAAAAGATTAACTACACCGATAACCCGCGATTCCCTGAAGAGTTGCGGATTGACATGGAGTTAATGAAAGAAAACGATTTTGAAATGTATCAACACGTTTACTTAGGTGAATGCGTTGGCAATAGTGCGTTGGCTATTATCAAACCGATGTGGATCAAGGCGGCTATTGATGCCCACAAGGAACTTTATCGGCGATTTGGTGTAAAGCACACTGGCGGATTAATCGGTGGATTTGACGTAGCTGACGAAGGCGCAGACGCTAACGCATTTGTTGGACGTAAAGGCTTTCTAACCGAAGTCGCAACCGAATGGAAAGATCAAGACCCTAACACTGCCGCTCGCAGAGTATTCAACAATTGTTTAAACGATGGCTACGATTATGTCAGCTACGATAACATTGGTGTAGGTGCTGGCGCTAAAGGGGCAATTCGTGAAGAGGTTAACAAATTGGCTGAGAATCAACCGAAAAAGAAACGTCCTCAGTTCAGAGGCTTTGTAGCTAATGCTTCTGTTGTCAGCCCATTGCAAGAGTATTCAGAAGGTAAAAAGAACGAAGATATGTTTTTGAATTTAAAGGCTCAAGCATGGTGGCTAGTTGCTGATAGATTCAAAAATACATACGATGCATTGCAAGGAAAACCATTCAATAAAGATAAGCTGATTGCAATAGATTCGAACTGCGACAAGCTAGATAAATTAACGGCAGAGCTAAGTCAGCCTAGAAGAGAATTTAAAGACGGTAAATTCTCTGTCGAATCTAAAAAAGATATGGCGAAACGCGGAGTTGTTTCCCCGAATCTAGCCGATGCCTATATCATGGCCTACGCACCAGAAAACGGATTCAAACTTGAGAATTTAATATGACTGTCGCAAACCTTACCGAAGATCAATTAGCCGCGATTCATCGTTCAGATAGCTACGCGAAAGCTTTATTGCCTAGACTGTTGGCAATAAGAATCGCAGTTTTCTCTCAATGGGTTTGATGGGTCAAGTGGAGTGTTTGAATTACTACACTAGCAACGGCTTTGCGAGAATCATTATCGACAAAGTAGCGGAGGAAATGACCCGTGCCGGTTTCAAGCTCGATAACATGGATGAAGAACAAGAAGAACAGATTATTGTTCGTTTGGAAGAATTGCAGGTTTTGCGGAAACTCAATGAAGCTTTGAAGTGGTCCGGTGTATTTGGTGGTGCGGCAATCGTTCTTATTGTTAATGACGGTCAAACATTGGAAATGCCTTTGAACATTGAAAAGGTTGAAAACGTAGAAGAACTACGTGTTTATGATCGATATGAAATAACTGAACGATTCAAATATTCAGATCCAAGTAAATCTAAATTTGGTAAGACTCAGATTTGGCAAGTCAGTCCTTCAAACGGTGCGTTACCTTATTACGTTCACGAATCGCGAGTATTGATTTTTGATGGTGATTCATTGCCGAATCAACAACGACAGGCTAATCAGGGATGGGGCGCGAGTCGATATCAAAAAGCCAAGCCGCAAATCGATCAGCTAACGAATGCATACGAATGGGCAATGCTGGTCCTGCAACGCATTCAGCAGGCCATTCATGGCATACCTGACCTATCGACAACTCTACAGACACCAGAAGGTGTTAAGAACGTCACTAATCGCGTTGATATTGTTGATAGAGTTCGTAACGTTCAAAATACGGTTGTTATTGACGCTGAAGAAACATACGAAGTAAAGTCGCAAACAATGGCCGGTATTGATGCGGTATTAGATCGATTCGCAGAAGCGTTATCGACCGTTACAGGCATTCCGGTATTCCTTTTGATGGGTCGCAGTATTGGTGGATTGAATTCGACAGGTGATGCAAACCGGGACGGCTGGTATGCGGTTGTCAATTCTATGCAGAATGATCAATTGAGAAATCCAGTTGACATTATCTGTACTTGCGTAATGCGTTCGCTTGGAATGACGGATATCAAATACAAGCTTGAATTCAATCCGCTATATGTACCTAGCGATAATGTGAAAGCCGATACGGATCAAAAGCGGGCTAGTGCTTTGGGTAGCATGGCGTCGGCGCTTGTGTCATTAGTTAATTCTGCCATTATCGATGCGTCAGAAGGTCGCGAATACGTAAAGGAAACTACAGAGATTCCGATTAATGATTCTATCGTGCCGGAAATCCCTACTCCCCCTGAACCTGCGGGCGGCTTTCCGACAAAGTCGAAGTCTAAGAAATGATTAGCCAACGCTGGTTATTTCCTGATTCTCAGGAACGACAATATCAGCGGTTAATGCGCCGCTTATTGTTTTCTTTGGTTAGCGAATTCGTGCGTAGATTGCGGGAAAACAATCTATTGCGTATTGACTCTGACGAAGAAACGTTTAGCGATGAAATGGCCGGTATCACTGCCGGTGTCATTGCGTACTGGCTGTTATCCATACAAGACATTCGCGCCCAGATGGGGGCTTTGTTTGTGGGTGTCAATCAATTCAACGATAACCAATTCATCAAAGTAATTAAATCGATGTTTGGCGTTATCTTGCCGAATTCGTCTAGCGTAATGCCGAAGCCTGGAACGCTGGTTACTCAGATATCTGAAGGGTTAGCCAAACTAGGACCAGATGCTGATTTATCTAGAATTGAGCAATGGGTTAGAACGCTTAGAACTTCATTTGAAGATAAGAACATTTCTGCTGTAGATATTGCTGGACGTGAATTGGTTGTTCGTATTGAACAAACGGTTAGAACTGAAGTTGCAAAAGGCACGCCAATTAACGAAATCGTTACGCAAATCGAAACGCAACGAGATAGGATTACTCGCCGGGAACAGTTACGCGCACGTGATGAAATGGGGACGCTTAATTCTGAAATGACTAAGCGTAGAATGTTGTCTGTCGGTATCAAACAATACGTTTGGAATACTTGCATGGATGAGCGGGTACGTGGTAATCCTGGCGGTAGATATCCGAAAGCTATTCCGTCTCATTGGGCACGTGAGAAAAAGGTTTTCAGTTGGAGTGACCCGCCTGATGGTGGACATCCTGGCGAAGCATGGTTATGTCGGTGTTGGGCTACACCCTTTAAAAAAATCCTTTGACATTTTCGTTTCGCTATACTTCGGCGCATGCAACGTTATGACTTCGCCAAAATCAACACGCTGAAAACCGACGAAGGGTTTATTGTCGATAAACCAATCGTCGGACGCATTGGTATTCAGATTTACCAAAATAAGGACGGTTCTATCCGTCGCGAATTGCGGTTACCTGAACATGTGTTTGAAGCGGATTCTTTGGCGTCATTCAAAGGTAAGCCGATTACGTCCGATCATCCCGGACGTAAAGTAACGTCTAAAGACGTTCGCCAATTGTCTATTGGAACCGTTTTATCAAATGGACAAAAGGACGATTCTGGTAATCACGTTGTCACAGAAATTGTTATTCATGATCCTGAAGCAATGGGATCGAATAGAGAACTATCGCTAGGGTATGACGTTCAATTAGACGAAACCCCTGGTGAATGGAATGGCGAAAAATATGATGCCATTCAAACGAACATCCGCGTAAATCATTTGGCGGTTGTGTTTCGTGGCCGCGCTGGTGTGGCACGTCTTAACGTAGACGGTAACGAAGATTTTGAAACTGAAACCAAACCGAAAGGGTTAGACATGCCTAAAGTTCGCTTAGACAATGGGATCGAATACGAAGCGCCTGCTGAAGTTGCCGCAGAAGTTGAAAGACTTCGCGGTGATGCATCTACGGCGCGCACAGCACTCGCTAAGGCTGAAGCCGAACGCGATGCAGCCAAGACGAAGGCCGATGGCCTGGATGCGGCTGTGAAGGCTGCTCGCGAAGCTGGCCGCGCTGATGCAGTGGCACGTACCGCGCTGGAAACCCTGGCTACGGGCTTTAAGATCGATTCCAAGGGCAAGACGGATCGTCAAGTTAAAGAGGCTGTAATCAAGCTTGCACGCAAGAATGATTCGCTCGATTTGTCGGCTAAGTCTGACGAATACATTAACGCTGCTTTTGAACTTGCTTGCGAAGAAACGCAAAACAGTGACGAAGCGATGCGCCAGCAACGCGAAGCCGGCCACGTGATGAAGAAAGACGCTACGAAGACTGACGGTTATGTCAATTCGCGTACAGCATACGATAACTACTTGGAAAGCCTGAGCAAGCCAGCGGCTGCTAAGTAATCCAAATAACCAAACGAAAGGACTACTCAAATGCAAACCGCATACACTCAGTATCAAAATGCCGCATACAAGGGCATGCTCTACGATCTTCGCATGAATGATCACATGTCCTATAGCGCGGAAGGCGCTGTTGGAATCGGCATGCCGGTTATCCTTGGAACGAACAAGGAACGCCAAGTTAAGCAAGTCGTTAACTCCGTCGGTCAAGGCATCTTAGTTATCGGTATCGCTACTGCTCAATTCGACATTGAGCAAGCCGCTGGCGGTGTCGTTGGCTATCTCGATAAAGAAACCGTGCCTGTTATGAAAGAAGGCCGGATTTGGGTCGAAACGGTTGACGCGGTTGTTGCTGGCACTGTTGCTAACTTGTCGCTTGCGACTGGTAACTTTACCGATGAAGCCGTTGCCGCTGGTATTGAAGCAATCACGCAATGCCGTGTCCGTTTCATGACGGGCACTACTGCCGCAGGCTTGGCGGTTGTTGAAGTAACTCGCCTGTAATCAACTGCCCACACTCTAAAGGACTAAAACGAAATGAAAGCCGCACAGTTAACCCATTACGATGCGCGTGACTTACGTGCCATCGAAGTTACCGGCCATATGGACGCAAACGAATCGATGTTCTTTGCGCGCCAGTTGGAATACATCCGCCCGCAAGCGTACCAGATGACGCGCGTTGCGTTGTCGGCTCTGACGCTGTTTCCAATCAGCACTGATATTCCGGCTGGTGCTAAGTCACATACTTATCGTATGTGGGACACTGTCGGTATGGCGAAGATCATTAGCAATTATGCTGATGACTTGCCACGCGCTGGCGTGTTCGCGAAAGAGTTTACCGGTTACATCCGTTCTATCGGTATTTCTTACGGATATACTGTCCAAGACATTCGCGCAGCACAATTCGCAGGTGTTAACCTTGATACTGCTGAACAAGCTGCCGCAAAGCGCGGGCACGATGAAACAATCAATAAGATCGCCTGGAATGGTGATGCGACGGCTAATCTGCCGGGTTTCTTGTCTAATGCGAATATCTCTGCTGTTACTGTTCCGGCTGACGGTACGGGATCTAGCAAGACGTTTGCGACTAAGACGCCAGATCAGATTTTGCGTGATTTGAATTCGTTAGTGAATTCGGTTATCACGCAATCGAAAGGTATTCATCGTCCTAATCAATTATGGATGCCTTTGGAGCAATACACCTACATCAATTCCACGATTCGTGGTTCGATGTCGGACGCTACGATTCTGGAAGTGTTCACCCGTTCGAATCCTGGCATCAAAGTTATTCCGGTTATCGAACTGGATGGCGCAGGCACTGCCGGTGCTGATGTCATGGTCGCGCTGGAAAACAACCGCGAAAACTGGCGTCTTGAAATTCCAATGGCTTTCTTGCAGCATCCGCCGCAATTAACCAATCTGGAATATACGATTCCTTGTGAGTCGCGTTGCGGTGGTGTAATCATTCCGTTCCCGCTGGCATTCGCTAAGGGCGAAGGCTACTAAGAAAGGGGCGCAAGCCCTTTTCTTCAATCGAATTTCAATAGAGGATAATCAATCATGAAAATCTACGAACTGTATAACCAATCCGCTCGCGTTGTCCATGTGTTTGGCAAGATGTGTATTCCCGGCCAACTTACAAAGGTGCCAGATCCACAAGGCATTTTAGAGGCTTCTATCGATGGTAGCGACGATTTAAAAATCGTTAATGTTATCGATGCTGAAGACGTAAAAAACAAGCGCGAAGTTGCCGAAGAAAGCGACGGCAAATCTGGCACCAATGCGGCTATCCCTGGCGACTCCAAGGGCGACAACAACGTAGGTACGGCGGGTATGGGGTCACAAGGCGAACCGGGCGCGGCTGAAGCTGCCGCAGGCACGTCTAAGACGCCAGATCAGGCGCAGGCAGACGCAACGAAGGCCGGTTCGTCTTGGACTAGCCCTGCGAAGTCAAACGCAAAGAAGTAACCAAACATGACGGCGCTTGAGTATTTCAGGCTAAATGCATCGGAGTTCAATAATGTTATTGACTCCGATGTATTGAAATGGATAGATCAAGCCGGACTATTCG